AGTTGCCTTTGTTTTATTGTTTCCCTTTCTTAAGACTCTTCCGATTGATTGAAGGTTTCGTATTCGAGATTTAGATGGGGAAGCAAAGATGACATTATGAAGATTCTTAATGTTGATTCCTGTTGAGAAGGTTCCGTAAGAGGCAATAATGATTGCGTTACTCTCCATTTCTGTAATTGAGCGAACCTCTTCTCGATCTTCTGTTGCAACTCCTCCGTGTACGAAGAAGACTTGTCGTTGTTCAAGTACATTGCTCTCCTGTATTAAATTATATAGGGGTTCTCCGTGTCCTTCGACTCTTGCAAATAGAATTAAAGTATTGCCTTTAAGATCAAGGGCAAGATTTTTAATGAAGTTATTTCTCTTTTGGTGTCCAATAATATACTGTATCTCATCTTCAAAAGTTTCAAATTTATTTGGTGAGTGTTTCAATAGAAGCACATTGATATCTAATGTAGCAACGTGACCTTTCTTCATTAATTCATCAGTCTTAATAATTTTATATGATGGTCCAAATAATCCTTCTAATACCCACTTATGTGTCTGTGTTCCATCAAGAGTTCCTGTAAAACCAAAGCGATACTTGGCATTATCAAGTTTTGACATTATAGATATTAATGACTTTGATTTAAATTGATGTGCTTCATCTCCAATCACACATCCAAAACGATTAAAGTATTTGCGAGGAAGTTTATAGATTGATTGCCAAGTTGTAATAATTACCTGAGAGTCTGTTTCTCTTTCTTTACCAGCATATATCTTGTGGCAGAATGAACCAACATCCCAACCATAATCCTCAAAATCTTTATACATCTGTTCTACTAAAGATGTCGTCGGGACTACTATCAGAATACTTAATTTTCTTTCAACGTAATATCTCACAATCCCGTATATCATCAGCGACTTTCCTGAAGCAGTTGGAGATATCAATAACCTACGATTGTATTTTAAAGCGTCGTGTACTCCCTGTATCTGATAATCTCTAGGTTTATATTTACTTACAGCATTCATATAATCTTTAACACCCTCTTCTGATATACCATCATTTACTTCAAATGGTAAACCATAGAACTTACTCTCTACAAATTCATAAGTGTATTCATGGTCTTTACAGAACTGTACAATCTTATCTAAAAGTCCAACATATATCTGATTGTTCTGAATATTAAATAACCTTATCTTTCCGTCCCAATACTTATTCTTATAAGTTGGCATAAACTTTGCACCTGGTACTTCAAAGGTGAAATAGTCTGCTAACTCATAATAAACATGCATATCAGACTCAATCTGAAGATGCACTTCATTCTTTTTTGATATTATCAAATGCGACATAACATCGATCAATATCAATTATTTAGACGTGTTTTATGAACCCCTTCTTGTATTACTGACTTTCTTATTTAATTCTTTATTTGCAGTATTCATTGATGTCGTTTTCTTACGAATTCCGTGTATCGCTTTCGCTGCAAGAGCAGCACCAGCACCTAATCCTCCCATCACATTCACCATATCTTTATCCATTTCCTCTTGGAATTGTTTAAAGGATTTCATTATCCTACAATTGTATCAAACCAATCCTGACTCATACCTGAGATAATTTTATCTGCGGAATCAGCATCTATTGCATACTTCTCATCAATAAGATGTTGCTTTACTTTCTCGTAATTCTCGTGAATCTTTTTTGTTTCTCTTGGAGTTGGCTTCATTGTATTAGTAAATCTACTAAGTTATTTATTAATTATAACCTGCTTGGAATTTATTCCACTCAATTGCATTTTTGATTTGATAAGTCCGTCCTGATATATTTCTGATTATTTCTTCTAAAAACTTGAGCATTATATCATAGTATTTGATTTTCATATCAATTTTATTCATCTTATCATCTGCTTCCAGATGTCTTTGAATTGCATCTTTCTCCCTAACTTTATATGGAAATGGTTCTTCTGCATAAACTTCTGCAGTTGCTTTTCCAGTATAATAATTATATCTTTCTAATCTTACCTTTGCATATTGTTCTCTGGCTCTTTCACGTAACAAAGTAATTGTATTGTATAGTGTGTAATACTTTGAGTGAAGTTGAGGTATTTTTAATGATTCATCATGTAAATTATCAGGATCGATTTTAGAGTCTTTCTCCCACATCTCCTGAATTTGTTCAAGATTCATGTAATGCTGCTTACTAAGTCGTATATTGTATACTTGAAAGTTGCTTCTGCTGTGAAAAATTGTACATCAGTATTTGTTGCATCAAATTCTAAAGAAGTAAGAGATATTGGAAATAGGTCATTAAATTTTACTTTAGCAACCTCTCTATAATTACTATTTTGAATACTTAGAGTTCCATCACAAAATGCTACTTTTGGATCTCTTTGACCATCAGAATCAGTAATTATTTCTTGAAATTGTTTTCCAGATTCTGGAAAACCTAATCCCTTTAACCATCCATAAACTGCAAGATAGTTTTCCATATTCTCATCAACTAAAAAACGAAGAGTAAAATCTCCGAATGTTAGTCTTTCACCTGGTACAGAAATATTTTTTAGATATGATGACTGTTGTGCAAGTTCAAGGTTCAACTCTGGTATTCTAGCAGAATTTGAGAAAAAGTCAACCTTTGGAAACTTTGTCAAATTAAATTTGAACGCTACTCCAGAGAGAAAATTTCTATTTGTTACTTGCTTTGCAAATGGCGAACTGGTCATTATCTTTTTGATTATTTATTGTCTTTCAGTAAAAACAATTCCTTGTAAATGATCATACTCGTGTAGAAATACTCTTGCAGCAAGACCATCTAATTTTATTTTATGATCTTTTTTATCTTCATCTTCGTATTTTACAACGATTCGATTTGGTCTTTGAATGTTTATAATCTCATCAGGAAAAGATAAGCATCCTTCTTCAAACCAAATATCATCCTCATATCTTTTGACAATACGAGGATTAAAACAAGTAATTGTTTCCTCTGTTTCGATATTCAACATCATTATAAAAACTCTTTCACTAATACCAATTTGATTTGCAGACAGACCTACCCCATTATAATGCATCATATTTTCTTTCAAAATACGAGACATTTCAGGACGGTCTAAGTCATCACTACAAGATTTTACTCTTTCGTGTAGTATTGGGTGTGTGTTAGGTATTAATTTTAGGATCATCTTTTCTAGGATTATTTAGAAACCAAGAAGGACCCTCCATTGAGAAATCTATATAAACCGTTTTTGCATAGTGAGTACCACGGTAACACAGAAAAGCAAAGACCTCATCCCTGTCATGCTTCTCATCATTCCATTCTGGCATTATTCCTCTACCTAATAAGTGTAACATTTGTCTTTACCTCCTGTAACATTATTTAGGTTTCAAAACATTGACAAAAAAAGAGACCCCCGAAGGAGTCTCTGTTATCTCGAACGAGATATTTATTACATAAGGTTTGTAACCTTAACTCTTCTGTAGTAACGGTTTGTGTTACGTGTGAGTGTTCCAAGTCCCTGAGTTGTACCTTGTGAGAATGGGTTCTCGACCATACCATATCTGGTCTTGAATCCAATTTTTGGTTGGAATGTATCCTGACCAACCGCACGAACCATCTGTAAAGGAACGTATGGGCAGTAGAATAATCCAGCGTCATAAGGTGAAGAACCTTTATAACCCATCACATAGTACTGAGTTGCAGCTACGTTAGCAGCAAATGGGTCAATGTACACTCTGTACTTACCTTGTAACACACCAGCAAATGTATTGCCTGTGTCATCTACATTAAGGTTAGCGTTTAGAGCAGGTGTATAATCAAGTACACCAGCCATTGTTAGTGCAGAAGCAACATCAGCAGAACAAAGGATCATGTTACCCTTTCCTCTACGAGTTCTTTGTGCGATTGCGTTAGCATCTCTTTCCATCTGGAAAATAAGACCCTTGAACTTCTCAACTGACCATCTTCCGTTGGAGTCTGTGTCTAAGTCGAATGTTCCACCTGAAGCAACGTTTGCTTGAGCACCTGGTTCAGCGACGTTATAGATTGTTCTGATAACTTCTCTGTTGATTTCAGCAAGAATCTCAGTTGATAGAATATTTGCTAACTCAGCCTCAGCATTCAATCCGTGGATTGCTTTGAGGTCTTGTGCTAGTTCTAAACTGTACTCTGCTTTTAGAGCTCTTGACTTCGCTGTAACGGTCACTTTCTCGATTGAGAATGCCA